TTAACAGGTAGTATTTTCCAAACAGGATCATTTAATGTAACAGGTAGTAGCATGTTATCTGGATCCCTAAGTATTACTGGTAGTACAAATATAATTGGTGCTGTAAGTTCAAGTGATACAGGTAGATTTAAGAGTTTAGGTATTAATGTTGCCCCTTCAGGTGTAGCCGGAGCTATATTAGCTACTAATGATGTTGTAGCATTTGCTTCTTCAGATGAAAGGTTAAAGGAAAACTTAGAACCAATTGGAAGTGCAGTTGAAAAAGTAGAACAAATAACAGGATATACTTATAATTGGATCCCAATGGAAGATATTCACGTATATGGTAATATGAAAGATATAGGTGTAATAGCACAAGAAGTAGAAAAAGTATTTCCAGAAATTGTAGCAGATAGAGAAAATGGATATAAAGCAATTAAATATGATAAATTAACAGCTGTATTAATCCAAGCAGTAAAAGAATTGTCTAATAGAGTAAAAGAACTCGAATTAAAATAATATTTATAATTGCATTAAAAAATAAAAAATGGCATTAACAGGAAATTTTAACAAAGTAACATACACAGATCATGAATCAGAAACAGAAGATATAACGGTATCTTACCCATCTTCATTGGATTCAAACCACCCTGACTACTCTAAAAGGGGTACATCTGAAACTATAACTCAACCTACCCAAGTACAAAGTACAGTAAATTATCCTACTGCTTATATTGTAGTTCATTCTTATAATGGATGGAAAATTGAATGGCCAGCTTATGATGGTGTTTCAGTAGAAAAAGACTGGGTTTTTACTATGGATTTAAGAATTTATGCAACTAAAGCTCAACGTGACGCAGATTATGAAAACTATACAGATACTTTAGCTTTAGCATGTGGAGCATCAGAGTTTGATTTTACAGTACCTACTAGTCAATGGATTTATGCTCATTTAAAAGGAATGCCTGAATTTAGTAGTTTAACAGATGTTTAAAAAGATTAATAAAAAATAAGATTATGGCAGTACCATCAAGTGGTCCTTTAGGACTTTTCGAAGATATTTGGGATGAATTAGACGGAAGTAAAGGAAGTAATTCTTTACATAGTGCCTCTATTCATGCAGGATTTTCTACTCCCGATGCTATGGGGGATTTTTATGGCTATGTAGATGCTGAAGCCCCAACATTAACTAGTTCAAATGCAACTTCAGTTGGAACTAGTACTATGGTTGCAAACGGTTCAATGACTAATAATGGTGGAGCTAATCTTACAGCACATGGTTTTTATTTTGGTACTAATAGTGGTGCTGCTGGTAATAATACTAAATATGATGTTGGTGCAAGAACTGGTACATCTTTTACCTTTAATAGAACTTTTACAAGTTTAAGTGCTAATACTACTTATTATTACTGGGCTTTTGCAACAAATAGTGTTGGAGAAACTATAGCAAGTAATAGAATAACACAAGCTACAAATTTACCTGGATTTGGTACTTCTTGGACACAAATGCCACCTAATAATAATGGAAACTTTGCTAATGTCCCAGGTGGTTCTTTGGCAACATGGATAAGTGGTGGTAATACTTCAAGTTTTCCAGGTGGTCAAACCGTTACAATGACATGGACTGCTGGTAATGTATCACCAGGTACTTTAACCAAAGGAACTTTTAATGGAAATACATCATTTAATTCAAACTCATCAGGATTTACTCTTACTACTGGACCAGGTGTTTATGCATTAGGTCAAAAAGGTTATTTAGTATTATCTTCTCCAGGATATAGTAGTAATAGTGGTCCAAGACACCCCACATTTGGTAATGGGATTACATGGGCAATCGGAACCTAAAAATATTTTAAAAAAAAGAAAAGGGAACGTAAATGTTCCCTTTTTTTTGTTCTCATAAACATTTTAAATATTTATACTAAACAAAACGTTATGGCAATAAAGCAAACAAAGGTAACAGAGGAAGAGTTAAAAGAAATTGAAGAATTTCAACAAAGTATTAATGTTATAACTTACCAATTAGGGCAGTTAACATTAAAAAAATTAAATATTAAAAAAGAAGAAGAAGTTGCAAAAGCTCAATATGAACAACTTCTCTTAAAAGAAAATGAGCTAGGAGATAAGTTACAAGAAAAGTATGGTACTGCCGAAATTGATTTAAAAACGGGTGAAATTACTACTACTAATTAATATTTTTAAAAATCTCTTATATATTTATTATTGATAAAATAAATTTTTAAAATGGCTGAAACATTATTATCCCCAGGAGTATTAACTCGTGAAAACGACCAATCGTTAATCACTCAAGGACCTATCGTAGCAGGTGCTGCTGTTTTAGGACCTACTGTAAAAGGTCCTGTAAACATACCAACTATAGTTACTTCTTATAGTGACTATAAAAATAAGTTCGGTGGTTCCTTTACTAGTGCGAGTATAAAATACGAATATTTAACATCAATTGCTGCAAATAATTATTTCCAACAAGGTGGTGAAACCATGCTTATAACTAGAATAACATCAGGTTCATTTTCACCTTCATCGGCAACTGCAAGAGCACTTATGCATGCTAATTCTGCATCATTTACATTAGAAACTTTATCAGAAGGTGAAATTATGAATAACTCAGGTAGTGTATCTACAAGTGGTTCATTAGTAAATGGTACATCTGATAATATAAGATATGAAATTGCAAATGTTGATTCAGGAAGTGGTACATTTAATCTACTAATTCGTAGAGGAGATGATACTACTAGTACTAAAACAATATTAGAATCTTGGACAGATTTATCATTAGATCCTAATTCATCAAATTACATAGAACAAGTAATTGGTAATCAAAGACAAAATTTTGATACTGATGGTGATGGAAATAGATTTATTCAAATAACTGGATCTTATGTTAATAATAGCCGTTTCGTAAGAGTATCTTCAGTAGGTTCACCAACATTAGATTATTTAGATAATGAAGGAAACTTTAAATCAGCACTTACTTCATCATTACCTCAAATAGGTAGTGGTTCAAACCAAGGAGCATTTACAGGAGGAGTAGGTAAAGTATTTGGTAACGGTGCTAATGGAAATACTAAATTAAAAATGTTTGATGAAATTGATGTTTCTTCAATTCAAGGACTAGAAGCTGCTTATTATACTTCATCATTAGCTTTATTACAAAATTCAGATGAATATGATTATGAAATTTTAACCATTCCAGGTGTAACAATTCATAATGGTTCTGTAGCAGTAGCAACTGCAATTGATACAGTTACACAAAGAGGAGATGCAATAGCAGTAATAGATACAAGAAATTATGGTTCAACATTAAACCAAGCAATAACTTCAGCAACAACACAAGATTCAAGTTATGCTGCAACTTATTGGCCTTGGGTTCAAGTATTATCAAATGAAACTGGCAAATTAGAATTTGTACCAGCTTCAACAGTAATACCAGGAGTTTATGCTACAAATGATAGATTAGGTGCTGAATGGTTTGCTCCAGCAGGATTTAATAGAGGTGGTGTAGGTGGTGTAATTCAAACTGAAAGAAAATTATCACCAACAGATAGAGATAAGCTATATCTTGGAAAAATAAACCCAATTGCAACATTCCCAGGACAGGGACCTGTAATATTTGGGCAGAAAACATTACAAACTAAATCAACAGCTTTAGATAGAGTTAATGTTAGAAGATTACTAATTGAATTAAAAAGAGTAATTGGTAATATTGGTAATACATTATTATTCGAGCAAAATACAGCTGCAACAAGAAACAGATTCATAAATCAGGTAAATCCTTATTTAGAATCAGTTCAACAAAGACAGGGATTATTTTCTTATAGAGTAGTAATGGATGACACAAATAATACAGCTGATGTAATTGACAGAAATCAAATGGTAGGACAAGTTTTCCTACAACCAACTAAAACAGCTGAATTTATAATACTAGACTTCAATGTAACACCTACAGGAGTTGAATTCTAAAAAATAAAAAAGGCAATATTTATAATAAACGATAAAATAAAATGGCAGTATTAGATCCTAACGAAATAATGTTCACCGCTTTTGAACCAAAAGTTCAAAATAGATTTATACTCTACGTTGATGGTATCCCAGCATATTTAATTAAAAATGCAACGGCACCAGGATTCGAAGCAGGTGAAATCATCCTTGATCATATTAATGTATATAGAAAAATTAAAGGTAAAGTCAGATGGAATGACATGACCCTAGGTTTATATGATCCTGTAACACCATCTGGAGCCCAAGCAGTAATGGAATGGGCTAGATTAGCACACGAAAGTGTAACTGGTAGAGATGGATATTCAGATTTCTATAAAAAAGATTTAACATTGGATATATTAGGTCCAGTAGGAGATGTAGTAAGCGAATGGGTAATTAAAGGAGCTTACTGTAAAACTGCTACATTTGGTGAGTATGATTGGTCAGCTGATACACCTGTCAGTTTAGACATCACCATAGCAATGGATTATTGTATACTAAACTTTTAATACCCAACCCTCCATACCTTTGAAAAATGGTGTTCCTTTTGGAACACCTTTTTCTTTTCATATATTTATATATGTAAAAAAATAAGTTTTAAAAGTATGAAAGAAAAAGTTACGGAATCAAAATTTAAATTCCCCACAGAAACAGTTGAATTACCATCTAAAGGATTAATTTACCCTAAGGATAATCCATTATCGTCTGGTAAATTGGAAATGAAATATATGACTGCTAAAGAAGAAGATATTTTAACAAATACTAACTATATTCAAAAAGGCATCGTATTAGATAAATTATTAGAATCACTAATAGTATCTAAAATAAATTATAATGATTTAATTGTAGGAGATAAAAATGCATTATTAATAGCAGCTAGAGTATTAGGTTATGGTAAAGATTACTCATTTAGAGCTTTTAGTAAAAATACTAATCAAATTGAAGATTTTATAATAGATTTAACTACATTAAGAGATAAAAATTTAGATCCTAAAAATTTAAAAGAAGAAGGTGTAAATGAATTTGAATTTACTTTACCTCATTCAAAAACCTCACTTACTTATAAATTATTAACTCATAGTGATGAAAAATCTATTGAAAAAGAAATACAAGGTTTAAAAAAGATTAATAAAGATGCTAATCCCGAATCTACTACTAGATTAAAATATATTATTACTTCAGTAGATAGTGATAGGGAAAAGAAAACTATTAGAGAATTTGTAGATACTTACTTATTAGCCAGAGATTCTAGATCACTTAGAGAAGAAATAAAAAAAATTGCTCCTGATGTAGAATTAATATATTGGAATGATGGCGATGTTGAGGAGGGCATCAATATTCCAGTTGATATTAGCTTTTTTTGGCCTGACGCCGGAATATAGATCAAGTTTATTTTCCCAAATACATGAAATAATATTTCATGGAAATGGAGGTTATGATTGGCACACTATTTATACTATGCCTATTTGGCTTCGAAATTTTACTTATAAAAAATTAGAAGAACATTATAAAAAACAAGAAGAAGCTAATAATAAAGTAAATAATCAACTTAAAAATAATTCTAAAGATATACAAAGACCAAATATTAATCCTTCTAATGTTTATAATACATCAATGCCTACTAAAAAGTAGGCATTTTTTATATTTATATACGTAAAATTTTATTATGGCTACTAAAAAAGACATAAAAATTCAGGAAGAATATAACAATAAACTTAAAGAAACAAAAACTCTTTTAGGTGACATAGACGACAAGAGAGCTGAACAAGTAAGTTTAAATTTTGCTGATACCGAAAGTGTTTTAGAAATTATTAAAGCAAAAAAAGAACAATCTCTTTTTGATAGTGAAATATTAAAAAGTGCTAAAGCTTTAAATAAGGCTTACTTAGATAATGTTACTAGTTTAAGTTCGGTTAGTAGGTTACAAAGTAGAATAAAGAAAACTGAGGAATTAAGAACTAAAAGCATACTTTTAAATCAAAGTGTTTATAAAAATTTAGGTGAAACGCAAACGGATTTACTAAAAGAGGTTGCAAAATTAGAGACAGAAGCAACAGATAAAAGAAGAGCATCAGCTCTTAAATTAGATAAGATTAATGATGGTAGGTTAAAAGAAAAAATAAATCTTACACGTGCTAATAATTTAGTAAAAGAGGCAGTTGGTTTAGAGAGTNAGAGAGATGAAATAATTAAAGAACAGTTAAATACTAACGCCCAATCATATTTAGCAAATAAATCTTTACAAGAAACTTTAAAAGATCAACTAGGTACTATGAAAGATATTGATAGTGTAGTTGGTGGTACTACTAGGTCAAATCTAGAAATGTTATCTAAATTTCCTATTATAGGAGATGTAGCTAAAGGTATTTTAAAGGATATGGATGTTCAAATTCAAGAAGTACTTGATGATCCTAAAAAGTTTGAAGAATTTAAAAAGAACTTTAATGTTAAAGATTTAATAGTTAAAAATCTTTTAAATCCTATGACTCTTACTTTAGGAGCAGTTACTGCTATTACAATAGCTTTTAGTAAACTTGATACTTTACAAACTAGTATAAGAAGAAACTTAGGAGAAAGTTATGATACAACCCGAAACCTTAGCTCTGAATTTTCTACAGTAAGTGATACATTAGAAATAGCTAATAGTTTAACTGAACAATTTGGGTTTAATGTTAATGCTGCTTTTAGTGGAGAAACTGTAGTAACCGCATCTGAATTAGTACAAGCAGTTGGATTAACTGCGGAAGAAGCAGGAAAATTAGCCTTTCTTACTACAATAAGTGGCCAAAATTTAAATGATAGTTTAGATAGTGCAGTTAAAACAGTTAATCCATTACTATCACAAAGGCAATTATTACAACAAATTGGTAATGTATCTTCTTTTATAGCATTAAATTTTGATAATCAAATAGAATCTTTACTTCAAGCAGCATCTAATGCTAAAGAATTAGGATTAAATTTAAATCAAGTAAATCAAATAGCAGACGGATTATTAGATATTGAATCTTCTATTGCTAATGAATTTCAAGCTGAAGTAATTTCGGGTAAACAATTAAACTTAGAGAGAGCAAGATTTTT